AAATCCTCTTATTCTACAAATCACAGAGATCTATTTAAAAGATCCAAAGTCTGTGATGCGTTGTCCATTTTCGGATTGTCCTACAGCTACATATCTACGATTTCCAGAACCGCCAATGTATGTGATCCAAATATAGCCATCATTGTCAATCCATCCATCATAGTTGATTTCTTGACCTACACTATACACAGCTACAATCTCAGCTCCAAGACCGGCTTCAGCTCGTACATTTAGAGCAGATACTTCAACAGTGAATGTTCCTGTTTCTGGATGGAATCCACCTGATTCAATTGTCAATGGTTCTGATGGTTCTGGCTGTTCAAATGCCACAGATGTGTCATCAGTTGGGAAATAGAACCATCCAACAATCCCATCAAAATTGCGTGTGTTGTAACGTGCTGGACCTCCAACATAGAGGGAATCAGCATTGCCATCAATGTTCTGTTCAATGGTTCTCATAGTGACCCCATCGCTATCCTCAATCACAATCCCTGTGTGACCATAAGGATGACCGCATAGATAAGTTGTATCCATGACGAAGATGGCCCCTGCTCGTGGGTTGACTCCTACTGCATCATATACTACTTCATATCCTAAACCAGCGGCTGAATTAAGTAGGTCAATAGCGTTCCCCCAGAGAGCTTTTCCAAAAAAGTTGATAGAAATTGAATTTGGCAGGTCCACACATTGGGTTCCGTATGCACCATCTGCATCAGCTCCTACACCTTGATTGGCCAAAGATTCTGAATAACTTATAATGTCATTTGTTGCTACCATTTTTGAACCTCATTTCTTCCATTGTTCATTGGCTTTCTTGACAGCAGCCTCAATGAATGTGTTTAATTGGTCATTGGTCAAATTGATGTTATATGCTTCTAGTCCCTCAATCAAGCTAGTTTTAGCATGCTCCATCTTATCCTTGCCGTGGATGTCCAATGTTCCTGCTACTTGTTCAGTGGCATGCACAGCGTTGTTTGCAAGGATTTCAGCCACTTCAAGAGCTTTCTTTCCTCCACGAGTCAAGAGATATTTTTTGACTGCCTGAACAACAATTCCAACCAAAATTACAAGAATACTCATTGCGCTAGTTGTTACGATATCAGTTATTTGATTCATTTTTTCTTTTCTCCTTTTTGATTAGTTTACTAGGCTCTTCCAAGCCATCTTTTAACTGAAATTTCTCATGATCAATATTTTGTTTCACAAGGCGATCTAGGCCAGGAATTTCAACTCCCAGAGCTGAAAGGCTGGCAAGGATGCTGGAACCGTAGGCTGCCATCATTGCGACAATGAAGGCATCAACTACGGGTCCAAGATTCATGTATAGAGCGAATGGATAGCCAATGGCTGTGATTAAAATCATAGCTGTGTGACTTACTAGCCCTTTTCTCCATTTTCTACTTGAGAACTCATGATAGGCCCATGCTCTAGCCACCCCTAAAACGATATCTAGAGCCACAATGGCCATCAAGAGAAATACAATCATGTGTTCATCAATTCCGTGATCATAGAAGTCACGTACTACTTCAATAATTCCAAAAATTCCATCTGGTTCTTGATACATCAATCACACTCCCTTCAATTAGGATTCAGGATGTGCTACTGGTTGAGTTTCAAGATCTCCTGATGGCTTGTTTTGCTTCTCTTCTTTGGGAACTTCCCAATTGTAGATTGCCAGTTTCCCATTTTGGAGAAGTGGGCCTTTCAAGTCTTTGATGGATTCGCCATTGTAGGTGAAATCATAGTTGACTTGAACAAGAGCACGTTTCCCTTCACTGAATTTTTCAGTGTGGTCTGGATCAATCAAGGTGAAGATGTCATGTTGCTTGTAGGTCTTGCCTACTTGAGCAACTTCCACAAGCTCAAGTGCTCGCTTGTAGAGAGTTGGATCAAGTGGATTATCTTGATTGGTCACAGCTACAAGGACAGACCAATCAGCAAGAGCTTTGTTATTTTGGATTAGGACATCTTTCTTTTCGTTCTCTTGAGTGAGTTCTTGAATTTTCTGGATAGCGTTCTTATTGGCATCAACGGACTTGTCAAGCTCTTTCTTGAGCGCCACGATAGCGCCAGATGGATCCAATTCCATTCGGACAAGATTTAGAACAGCATCCACAAGGGCTGTCTCTTCATCTCCCATGCGGTTATTTGGAAGGGATTCTTCAAATACCCGGTAAGGGTAATCTTGCTTGATGGAAACCTTTGTGGCATTAGCTACTGGATCATAGGATTTGAACTGTACTTTATAATTCATTAAGCATTTACCTCATTTTTATTCTTAACTTCTTCAAATAGGTCCTTCAAATCTTTGTCAGATTCAAGGACAGAGCGATAGATTTCTAGCTCTTTGATGAGCTGTTCTTTTTCCTGCTGTGATTCAGTCAGTCGTGCTTTGAACTCAGCTTCATTGATTGATTTACTAGCCAATTGATTAGCTAGATCTGTGATGATTGATACATAAGTGTTTTCTTTCATTTTTGTTACCTTTCTAAATTCCGAATTTATCAAAATCCCTTAATGAATTAGCTACTGCATTTCTGATGGAACTGTGGAGAGCTGTTCTCATTGGTTTTCCATTCTGGGGAGTGAAGTCATCAGTTGCAAATCCTGCATTGACAAAGTGCTGAATCGCTGTTCTGAGAGTTCTCAGAGCTTGTCTGAGCCATACTCCGTTGTTTCCATTGTTAATAAGTAGGAAATCACCAGCTTGAACGTTGGTATTTCTTCCGTTGGTACCGTATGGAGCAATTGTCGTTCCTCCCCAAGTGCTTATTCTCCAACCATAAGGATTGCTTCCAGTGGCCTGGTCATAATTATAAGAGTGAGTAAAGTTAAATCTATCACCTACAAACGTGACCTTATCTGCGTTGTCATGATCTCCTGTTCCTACTCCTTTGATGGTATCCACAATCATTCCATTGAATCCACCTTGATCCCAGTGACTTCTGATGTCGTTGTCACGACGGTCAGCACCTATAATGGCTTTTGAATTGATGTAGCGTCTTCCGTTTATCGTTACATCATCATTCCGGAAGAAAAGCCCTTGGCTAGAAGCATTTGTTTGATCCCGGAAAACTCCTGTGAAGTTATCGTAGAATGACAATCGTCCATTGTCTAGATCAAAACTAGACACACCGGAATTTGCTGTCAGTCTTCCTCCACGGATATCATTTGCGGAAATTCCCACAGATGTTAGTTGAGTGATGAAGGCTCTCTGTGAAGCTAGTTCTCTGATGAAGGCTTGATTTGATACAAGTTTGTTGATCATAGCAGAGTCAACTAGTAGCTTATCTGCTGTCACTGCATTGCTGGCCAGAATCTGAGTGGTTACTGATCCAGATTCCATGTGTCCTGTTCGAACGCTCTGAGATGCCAGATGCCTGCTTGTGATTGAGCCATCAACTACCATGTCACCTTTAACCTTGATCAATTGAGCGATTAAGGCAATAGCTTCCGGTTCTTGCACAAGCAAGGAGCTGATGGTCTTTCCATTGATGCTCTTGCCTGTGCCAAATGAGATCTGACCATCTGTGATGTTGATGTCTGTTTTCTTTAGAACCCCATCGAATTGGCTGATGATCGTTGCAACTTGCCCATTGACTGTTTGCTGATAATTCGCAAAGCGGCCGTTGATGCTATCCTTGAAATCGTCCAATTTGTCATTGAGGACAGAATTTTGACTGGATAATTTCTTGTTTGTCTCATCTGCTTGAGCTGATAGCTTCGCATCTGTTGATTGTGTTTGCTCTTCGATTTTGGTTGTAAGTGCCTGTTCCTGAGTTGCAAGCTTATTGTTTAAGCTCTCTGTGGCATATCTCAGATTATTTCCAAACTCAGTTGAAAATGTTGAGAATTGACCATCAACAGTCTGCTTGTATTCAGCAAGTTTGCTCTCAATTCGTGAATTGATTGTATCCAAGCTGTTTGGTTTGTATGGAGGAACTTTAGGCCCTTTGACTAAAATTGGTTTGCGAATCCAAAAGTGTGCATTGTTGACTGCATAGAAGTAGAATGGGAAACTTCCTGATGAGTCAAATTCAAAATCAGTTGCTAGGAATGTGAACTCAGCTTTTAACCATGTGTTTTTTGAAGTAGTTTTGTCTGCAAAGGTCTTCCCAAACACTTGCTTATTGTTTGAATGTCGTTTAATAGTGACTGCAATGCCTTTGTCACATTCAACATCACTTCTCACTTGATATTCAAAACCTAATGAATAGTATTCCCCTTGTGCCATCTTGTTGATGTACAGTGGGAATGTTGGGCCTGCCCATGTATAGGCACTTGCAGGAGAGCCGGACACTTTCATTTTGAAAGTCCCGTTTTCTACTGAAGCAATTCTAGTTGTGCCATTATTTGGCGCTGTATATTCTGTTAAACTATCAGCTAATTTTACTAGGTTTTCTTGCTCAATCTGACTTCCAAGAACTTCAATTCTTCTTGTGATTCCCTCAGAGTCTTCTGTGTACTTATTCTTGGAAATATAATTCTCAGATAGATTCTCACGAATAGTCTTCAGGGTGTTGCTTGTCTGCTCTTCTGTGTATCGCTTCAACCTTGTTTCAAGGATTCCACTTTCTCCTGTGTACTGTTCAAGCGCTGTGATTTGAGTTTTCAGACCTTTCGCTGTGCGTTCAAAAGATGCTGAAGCATTTGTGACAATAGCTTCTTGATCTTCTGGGGCTGGTCCTGCATCTGTTCTAGTAGTGCTTTGTGTTAATTCCACCTTTTTGAATGAAATCGAACCTGCTTCACTATATCCGATAATGATGCGCCAAAAATCAAATTCATCGCTTTTTTCTAGAGCTGGAACAGAAACTTTGTACAGATTCCATTCATCAGTTAACTGAAATTGAGCATAGATTCTTTCTGGATTGTCCCCAGATTTTCTATTTTCACGCAATGAAACCCACATTGTTCCTGAACCGCTATTCCTTTTAGCATAAAAAGAAATAGTGTAAGGCTCGCCTTTCTCTAGATAGTCCAGAGCGGTTGTTTTTGAGGTAGCCCAGCTTGGTGCGGTGCTAGAAAATAGCTGTGCCTGTTTCCAAGTGTTAGTATTGCCTGTAATGGTATATATACCATTCTCTGCTGTACCGGTTGAATCACTTGAATCGCCATGAGCAAAAAACCAAAGACCACGAGTGAAATCATAGTCTTCTGCGTAGTTCCTTGAACCAACTTTCAGATTCGTGAACTCTTCTTTGACTCCTGCCACCGTCTGCTCAACATATGACCTATCAGCTTTGCCATTTACCACATTAGTCAGGTCAGAAACGGCTTTCTCAGTAGTCTGCTCAAATCTGGATTGTGCACCTTTTAATTCAGTGAATTGGCTTTCTGTAGACTGTTTGAATTTGTTAATTTGCTCTTTGACTTCTACATCTTTTTTAATGAGCTTTTCAGTTGTAGCCGTTAAGCCATCCATTTTCACTTCAATGCCATTGTATTGAGCTTTGAACTCTTCTACAATTTCATTCTTGTTTGCTTGGTTTGCTGCTGCTATCTTCTCAGTGACTTGAGCTGAGATTTCTTCTTTAACCACTTCAGCTTGTGCTTTGGCTTGCTCGATTCCATCAGTGATCTCTTTCTCCAAAGCTCCTGCCTTGTATTCAAAAGCCCTGTTAGCATTGTCAACCAATACTTTCAATTTCTTGTAGTATTCATCATCCTCTTGAGTTTTTTGAACTGTATCAAGGATTTCAGATGCCACATCAGAAATTCCATTTGAGCCTGATAGGCCTCCACCGTGACCAGCCTTGTCATCGAATGTAAGAGAGATATACTCTTCTGACAGAGCATCATAGACATAGCCCACGGCTTTTTTCTTCAACATGACATCATGCTTCAAGCTCATGAGGGCTGCTGTGTCACCAAGATGGACAGTTTGCCCATCAAGCTCATAAGCTTCAATTTTGATCTGATCAGTGGGCTTGTCAATATTCCCATTCTTGAACTTGGCTTCACCCCATTTTCTCAGTTCTTCCTCTGTAGTAAGATCATTGTTCTCATACTCAGCTTCATTGATGTAAGGGTAATTTCCGATGAGGGGGCTGTCCACGGTAACTTTCAGAACCGTGTCTTCTTCTGCTCCCTCTGGTTTGAAGGTTGATTTCAGATGTAGTCTTGTGATGATGCTTGAACTGCTCTTGTTTCGTTCATACTGCTTCAAATTTTGATGTGTGGTGATTACCACACCACGATCAATTCCCCGACTCTTTGGAATGTCGATCAGGAAGTTGTCACGAATCATCTCGCCTTCCCAAGCACCCACGATGGAATGTTTTCCATCCATCAGGATCTTATAGAGCGTTTCATCTTCTGTAGTGTTGAAGGTTCTATTGTCCATGATGTTACTTGAGAATGAGAATTTTCCAAGTGGTGTCTTGACTGCTGAAATCATAGCATTCAAGGCGATTTGACAGGTTGAGTTTGAAACCTTGATAGGACGAACAGAGCGCTTGAAGATGTCTTCTGTGATGTGCTGACAAGTCAGACTTACTGTGTCATCTTGCTCGCTGATCTCCTTGATCCGGAAAAGTTGCCGGCCAGTGACAGGAGTTGGGGCGATGATGAGCATGTCTTCCTGAAATTTCTTATAAATTTCAGTGTCTGTGATTGGGTAGTCAACTTTGAGTGTGTAGCTCACGTTGATTACTTCTTCAACTTCTGCTTTTGTCGCTTCGTGGAGTGGTTGACCATTCCATTTCACTGTTTGAACATTTCTGTCTAATAGATATAGAATTATAACCACCCCCAATTTGTTTCAAAAATAAGTGATTGAATACCAGGGCCTAAAACCACACCAACAGTCTTCTGGTTTTGGTTAGCGTCAATTGTGATGAAATCTCCTGACCACTTCACCAGATTCCCTTTCTTATCAAGGAAGCTTGGATTCTGTGGATCATTTACCATCACAGCGCTCTCAGATAGTTGTTCAAGCTTGATGGTTTGTTTTCCGATGGTGAAGCTAGTCTCAGATGAGCTATTACCTATTATTATGATTTTAGGGAACGCTAGTGAGCTACCTTGGAGCCTGAGAACACCATTTGAGGTGAGAGTTTGAACATCGTTGTTCTTCATGTATTTGGTGGGGTGACAAACAAATGTCACTTCCACAGAGTACATTTTAGTTTTATCTCTCTGAGTGTCAGACACCTTTGTCTGATAGCAGAACCATCTTGTGAGCTTGTTCTGTTGATTCTCAAGCCAGAAATTTCTTTTAGAGAGAAATTGGACAAATTCAAGGACTTGCAACTCTGTTGGGTTGATGAGCTGAAGAGTGTATTTCTTTTCAATCGCTTCTCTGTGAGGGTTTGACTGAACAATATATCCACTAACTCCATCATGACTCAAAAGTTTGTCCTTTGAGAGACCCACCTGAATTGTAGGGCCTTCAAGTACAATCACATCAAATGGAAATGATGAAGTTCCGACTCCATCAATTATCAATTCGTTGTATCTTACCATGCAGGCGCTCCTCTCAATTCTTTCTGTCTTCTCAATTCAGCAGCTATCTTCTGAGATACTTTATTAGCGATCTTCTCAATATCAGCTTCTTCTCTAATGATGTTGTCAGAGATGTTGATGTTGATCACGGTTCCTTGTGGATCCATTGTTTGGGCAATGCCACGGCCAATGGCGCTCAAGTTCCGTTCATTCAGTGGTAGGACTGCTTCTTTTCCAGCTTCCCCACCAACCATGAGGCTATTACCATTCATGCCAAATGCTGTGGGCTTAGTTAAGATCCCACCTTTGGCATACCATTCAATGCCAATGCTTGGAATCCCTTTACCTTTCAGCCAGTCCATTGGATTCAGTGATCCACTGGCCTTGAAGTGAGGTAGTGGGATGTGTGGCCATTTGAATTGGAAATTGAAGAAACCTTTAATTCCGTCAATGGCTCTTCCTACGAGATCTTTTGCTCCATTGATAGCTGTGTCAATTGTGTCTTTGATCCCATTCCAAATGCTTGAAGCGGTTGAGCTTATATCATTCCAAACTCCTGAAATTGTGCTAGAAATCCCATTGAATACAGTTGAAACTGTTCCTGTGATTCCATCCCAAATCCCAGATAGAGTTGAGCTGATCCCATTCCAAACAGTTGAAGCCGTACCGGAAATTGTGTCCCAAATTCCAGATAAGATTTGAGCCATTGCATTGAATACAGATTCACAGATACTTTTGATCCCGTTCCAGATATTTTCACCAATACCCTTGATGGTCTCCCAAGCCCCAGACCAGTCCCCGTTGATGATCTGCATCACAGTCTTAACGATGCCTAATACCACGTTGATGGCTGTTTCTACTACGGTTTTGATGGTGTCCCAGACCGTGGAAATTACGGTTGAAATGTTGTTCCATGCTGTTTCAATAAAAGGACCAAGAACATTCATGACTGTTGTCACTACTGCTGAAATAGCATTCCAGACAGTTTCTGCTGTCTGCCTGATCAATTGTTGATTGTCATTCCACCATGTTGTCAGTGTTCCCCATATTTCCATGACAAAGCTTGAAATAGCTTGGACAACAGTATTGATGACCGACATGATAGCATTCCAGACTGTTTCAACAGCGGTCCTGAATCCCTCATTGGTTTCCCATAAGTGCTTGATAACCAAGACTATTCCTGTGACTGCTGCAATAACAGCAGCTATCACTCCAATGATTGGCAAAGCAGCAGCTATCAGCCCTCCTATACTTGCTCCCACAACACCAGCAGCCGCCTGAAGGGCAAGGAAGATTGGGGCAAGTACACCAGCCACTGTCACAATTGTTCCAAACACTACAACAAAGTTTTTGATGGGTCCAGGTAAGTTGTTGATCCATTCTGCCACTTTCTTGAAGACATCCACAATGATGTCAAGGGCAGGAGCGAATGTTTCAGCAATAGCTCCACCAACTTCAGCCATAACGATTTTCAAACCATTTTGGGCTGTGGTGAATTTGTCAATAGGATCCAGAGTGCTTTCATAAGTTTGTGAAACCAGACCGGCTGACACTTGTGAAGTGTAGCCTAAATCTTCCATGTTGAATTTCCCACGTTTGATTGCATCAATCATCTGAGGTGCTTTCTTGGCACCAAATATCTCCATGGCGATCCCCATCGCTTCGGTCTCTGACTTACTGTTCTTGATGGCTTCAATGGTTTCTGTCAGACCTTGCTTCATGGTCTTTCCTTGCTTGGTATATACACCAGCAGCCTTCGTCAGTCCAGAGAGCGCTGAGGATGAATCCACCCCGTTTTTCTCAAATTGACCAATCAATGTGACTGCTTCACCAAATTCAAGACCAAGCATCTTGATTTGTGGCGCTCCATCTGTGGCCTTTTTCATCAGCTCATCGACAGAGACCCCGGTATCTTGAGAAACATAGGTTACATTATCCAAAATCTCTGTTAGGTCATCAATGGATAGGCCATAAGCTTCCATTGCTTGCTTCGATTGGATTGTAGCATTTGTGACATCCGTCCCGTTGATCTCAGAGAACTTGATCATGTCTTCTGAAGTCACTTTCAAAGCGTCTCCAGTTAATTTGAATTGAGTATTGACCTCACCAACAGCATTCCCGATGGTACTGA